TCTAACACCACCTACTACTACAACCTCAGCTACCTTGCACATGATGTCATGACACTCTAGTGTGTTGAGCTTACGTCCTGCTGCACCTTTGAACTTGTTAATGACAAACTCAATCAACTCATTGAGTGGTGCTGGTCCACTAGCTCTACCGCCAAAGGTCTTGAGTCTAGCACCTGCTGGTCTAACCTTTCGTAAGTCCCACTTAGGTATCTCACCAGAGTACAGCAGTGCTATAACCTGACGTAATGCCTTAGCCCAACCTTCTTTACTATCAGCAACAACGATAGTCGTGTCTGACTTAAAGAGCTTCTCAGGGATCTCAGGTAGCTTATCAACGTACTTATGCTCAACACTGAAACCTACACCAGTACCACACAGTAGTATGTACATAGCCTCATCAAATGCTTTAGGGTCATCAACAGGTAGGTAACTACAGTTGTATCCTGCTGTATTGTCCCTGTCCAGAGCCTTACCTGCTGACATGATAGCTCTCATAGAAGGTACAACCTCTAGGTTCTTGATAGCCTCACGCATCTCTGAGTCTGTCTCCATCGGGATCACATAGTTATACTTAGTCTCCAGATGGTTCTTCATGAAGTCCATGTATCTATCGACTGTCTCAAACCAGTTCTCTCTACGTCCTTCGTCCTGCACAAACCTACAGTATCTGCTTTTAGCAATATATTCTTGGTAAAAATCCACTAAATTTCCTTTCGTAACATTTCATATTTATCTTCAACAACATCTTCAAAACGATCAAGTATGTCTTCCGAAGTCAAGTCCAGAAGCTCAATCAAGTCAAGCTCATCAAACTGCATCAGCTTTTCTTTTAATTCAACAAGCGTCAGGTTCACAGTGATTCTCCATATCTTCTATCTCCATCAGTACTAGAGTGCAGTACCCAGAGATATCTCTCCATGAGTCATCATATAACGGATCACCATTAAGTATTCTAGCTAACTTGTTTGCAATCAGGTCGAGAGATTCCTTCATGTAGTCAGGCATGGTAGCGTAGTTAGGTGAATACTTCATGACTTGTTTTAGTTCTTGGCTGATCTTACTGACCATATGATACTGTCCGTAAGTCTGCGCTCTTTCATCTAGTACTTTTTCTACTTGCATATTTCTTCCTTAGATAATTTAAACTGATCGGCATCTCATCAAAGCTACCATTGTTTACCTCGTTTAACATCCAAACTCCTGACCAGCTACCATTTGTCTGCGGAGTTAAGTAGTCCTCGTCATGTTGGTAACAGATACCAGCAAAGATTCCTGTAATGCTAGAACCGTCTGCCCGTTTACTAAATGATATAGCTCGGTCTTGAACGTGTCCCATAATACAACTCATGTGCTTCTTCTGTAATAGTAAACCAGGATTACTAACTGGTCTACCCATAACGCCCGATGTAAAGTAGTGACTGTATGCAATATTATTTATGATTTTTACATCCAAAAAGTCTTGCACTTCCCAGCCATACTGCTTGAGATTGAAGTCGTTGTATCCTATCAAACCTTCTAGTTTCCTATCAGATTCGATAGCTCTCTCTATTCGTTGCTCGTGATTACCAATTAAAAAAACTAACTTAGGGTTCCATGTTTTCTTTCTGTTTCTCTTTAACCTATTGATTTCATTGACAATTGGTTTCATCAATTTGTTCATCGCTAGGTTTCCGGCAGTGATATCAGACTGGTACGTCCGTCCCTCGAATGCTTTCTTACCGACATCGTAAATAGAAAGGCTCGGCATGTCCCAGTGATCTCCGAGATGGACAATAACTTCTGGTTTCTTTTCTGCTGCGTATTTCCCGACCCACTCTAAATGCTCAGTAGGATAGCCAGGTTTGCATTGCGTATCAGGAATGACTAAGTGTCTCATGCTTCTCCTTTAGCAGTCGTATGAAGTATTCTGCATCAATAACAGCCAGTGGTTTAGAGTGGTTCTGTTTAACTACTACAACAGGTTCTCTATCTTCTGGACAGTTGTCGGCAGCTTGGGAATAAAAGGCGTATACAGCGAGAGAGCTTCTTGACTTACACTCTACTGATATGCCTAATGTATCTCCTGCTTCCTGAGAAAACAGTATGTCTTCCCCTCCTGCTCCCATACTGGTTGATCTTACATCGGACCTGGAAAAGTTGAACCTGTCCAAAATTCTGTCTCTAAACCATTGCTGGAGTTTTCTTCCTTTGGCTTTTGCGCTTTGGGTTTTGATTGTTTTCTCCTTATGTCTAAGAACTTATTCAATCTAACCCGCTTCACTTTAGTAATCATGCCTTTAGGTATTTGCATTCTTGAGTTAGACTGATCGTAGGATATAGCAGCAGCAATACATATAGCGTTATCATCTTCCGCTACTACGAAACCTATACTCAACACAGGATGCGCTTCAGCTTTCTCAATGGTTTCCCATCCAGATTCTGACACAGCATCCAGCCATTCAATATATGCTATCTCTGGGAAATCTTCGGTATCCAGATCTCTCCAGCTTTTCTCCGTATCCATAGTAATTGCGCTCTTTCAGTTAGTAACTCAAGGTTATCCTCATACGCTTCTAAAACCGTAGCGAATAATTGTCTCTCGTTTTTACAGTCTTTCAGTATCTTCTCGGCTTTAACGGGACCTATGCCCTGCAGTCCAGGAATGTTGTCCACTCGATCGCCGGTCAATATCTGAAGATAAAAATTCTTGATGGCTTTCTTCTCAGTAATGTAATAAAGATTGTCCTTAACAAAGTTGTAGTGCCATCCCCGCAACATATCAAGGTCTTTATCTAACGACATGATGCAAAAGGCTCCTGCCTTCATAGTGTAGGCAGCAATACCAATTGCATCATCCGCTTCTTCCCCTTCGCTTAACTCGAATCCCCACTTATCAGTAAGGTACTGACGCAGAGCTTCGTAGTGGTTAGGCTTTCTCGCGCCACTACGATTCCCCTTGTACTCTTTCTCGTTAGCTATCTTGTACCGGAAGTTGGTCCTACCAGTGATGTAACCTGAAAAGTCATCCACATAGGTCGGTGAAAGGAGTGACTCTATATAATTACCCATGCGACTGACTGCAAATTTTTCCTCGTCATCATCACTGGCAAAACCAATTCGATACACTAGGATATCACCGTCTATCAGTGCTGTTGCATTATTGAGAGACGGCTTACCCATTACAACGCTTCTGCTGTTGTTTCCTCATCAGCACCTTCTAAGGTATATTCAACCAAATCAGTCACTGTGATCGCGGAAACACCTGCGTTGATGTTACCGTTGAACTTGTTTTTGTAAGGCTTGATAACAGCAGTGCATTTAGACTCGTTACCAATCAATACATTTACAAGTTCTTCACCTTCAGTGTCAAACGCCTTGATAGGGTAGTTCGATGATTTAGGTGTGATGTAATACCCTTTGTCTTCATTGTGGTTTACATCTAACATCGCTTGGTCTTGTAGTGCTTCAACAGCCTTCTCAGACAAATTACAAATTTCTAATTGGTACTTATGGGATAGCTTGTTTGGTGTAGCCAAGTTTGCCCACATTACGTCACCTTTAATTTTTACTGGCTTCATTTAGTTTCCTTTAACTTTAGTGTGTAGTTGCCCAGTTTAATCCTACTTTGAATTCCCCGTCCAAAGGGCAACGTAATTTTAGACGGATTCCTGCTTGACGGATGGATTGTACCGCAAAGTATCCAACCGTTTCTGCATCTTTCTCAGTTGTTTCAATCTGCCATTCATCATGCACATTGGCAACAAACCGAGCATCCATATTAGCATGGATTAACTTTCTGTTCAACATTATTAATGCTTGCTTCATAACTATTGCACCGGCTCCCTGAAGCAATGTATTTAGTGCTGAATGTTGGGATCGGACAATCAACCTACGACCATCCAATCCAGGTAACCATTCCTTCTGAGCTAACCTGCTCACCTTGTCCTTTAACTTCTGCAAGGCTGGCGTATTCTTTAAAAAGCTATCAATCAATCGTTTACCTTCTCGTTCACCGCCTCCTACAATTTGACCAATCTTAGCAGAACCAGCACCATATAGAAACGCATAGATAAA